TAATATATAATAAAATGAATGTATTAGAATTGTTTTCTGGCACTGGTTCTGTTGGAAAGTTATGTGATAAAATAGGTTGGAATAAAGTATCAGTTGATATGATATTACCAGCAGACCATCAAGTAAATATAATGGATTTTGATTATAAACAATATCCTAAAGACCATTTTGATATAGTATGGGCGTCACCTCCTTGCGTAGAATATAGTAGATTACAAGAATGTTTTATCAATAGAATGAGGAAAGGTGTATTATATACAAGGGAAATTCAAGAAGAAGAAATGAAAAAGGCAGATGTTCTTGTCAAGAAGGCATTAGAGATAATCAATTATTTTGAGCCAGAATATTATTTCATTGAAAATCCACAATCTTCAAGATTAAAAGAGCGTCCATTTATGAAAAACTTGCCTTATTATGATGTTGATTATTGTATGTATAGTGATTGGGGTTACAAAAAAAGAACTAGAATATGGACTAATAAACCAAATTGGCATAATAAACTATGTGATGGAAATTGTGGAAATATTGAAAATGGAAAACATAAAGCAAGAATAGGAACATCAAAAACAATAATAGATAATGGAAAAATAATTAGAGTTAATACAGCAAATTTGAGAAAAAAATATAAAGATTATAAGAATGTTAATAATATAAAAAATAAAGATACAACACAATTATCAAGATATAGAATACCAGAAGATTTATTATTTAGTTTATTTCTAGAATAAAAATATTTTATCATAATAAATGGTTAAGAAAGTTCAAATTAAATATAAAGGTGAAACAAGAGAAGTTCCCGAAACATACCTCAAAGGTCTTAAAGGATATGATAGAAGAAAACAAATTAAGAGTATATTTGAAGGCACAGATAGACCAAAAACAAAAGCACCAACAAAGAGGTCATCTTGGGTTGAGAAGTATGAAAAGAAATATGGTAGAAAGATAAGTGATAAACAATATTTATATAAAAATATTATCTCTAAAACTGGTGCTGAAAAAATAATTATGAAAGGAAAAGGTGCTTATTATTCCTCTGGCTCCAGACCAAATCAAACGGCATACTCTTGGGGATTATCTCGCTTGGCATCTGTTATTATGGGTGGTCCTTCAAGAAGAATTGATAAAGATATTTGGAATAAATATAAAAAATAAAATTTTCTATGTATATAATAAAATGGAAGGAAAGAAAAAATCAGTGCCAAAGGTTCTAAAAGTTAATGATATTTTAGAGACAAACAAATATAAACCAATTCATCCTCATCTACCACAACCACAATTTTTAACATTAATCATAGGTTCTGTGCGTTCTGGTAAGACTAACTATCTCATCAATGCTCTTAGAAACGCAAGTGATTTCTATGGTGAGGACTATTGGGACTATTATAAAATAATTTCAAACACTCTGAACAACGATACCAAGGGCAAATATTTCAAAGATGCGTTTGATGATTGTGAAGACCATTATACTGATAAAATGATACAAGACCTTATAGCATCACAAAAAAAATATGATAGAGAGGAAATGCCAACGATGTTAATTTTATTAGATGACATCCTCTCTAGGGATTTCAAAAAAACAAATGATATAACATTCTTATGTTCCAAATTTAGACACTATGAAATGAGTATTTTTCTCACAACTCAATCATTTAGAAGCGTAGGAACTATCATAAGAAATAATGCCACAAATGTTTTAATATTTCGCCAGAATAATTCAAAGGAATTAGACAAGATAAAAGAAGAGTATAGTGAGTTGTGTGGGAGCGATGAATTATTTATGACATATTATAATCTAGCACACGACCAGCCACATTCATTTTTATACATAGACGGACAACAGAACCCAGCACATTTTTATAGAAGACACGAAACACTCTTGGGTATTGGTGATAAAAAAATGATTGATGAGATGCCAAAAGAGAAACCATCCCCATTTCAAAAAGAAAAGGATTTCACTCCTAAAGATGTTAAAAAAGGTGATGATGCCAAAAAGGTTTATGTTATGGATGAGATGATGAAAGATGATTAATTTTCCTTTTTTTTTCAAGCAAATTTTTAAATATATTCATATAATAAATATGGATAGTTTTGGATACGATGCTGATATTCAAGCGGCTAATGAGAGGGCACAATTTATTAGAAGACAAAATGAAACGATAAATGAAGACAACCTAATTGGAGAGAAAGACGCACAACAAAAAAAAACCGAAGATGATGTATTAGGTGATTTAAATTATGGTAAAGATACATTATCTAATTTGTTCTCTGGTTCTGGTATAAAGAGTGCGTATGAAAATAGACAATCAAGAATACAGAGAGACCTACGAAACGCAAAACAGAAGGCACAATCATCTAGACAACAATTAATAGAAGGTGGAGATACTCCAGTGATGACTGGTGATACACCACCAGCAACTACTACACCAACAACTACTACACCAACAACTACTACACCAGCACCAGACGATAGACCCCCTTTTGTTGGTGATGAAGCACCTACATCAAGACAATCATTTTCTATCACTATTGGTAATAAGAAAGTAGCACCAACTAATTTGCGTAGGTCATTTGCCGTTGGTGAGAAATTAGATGCCAATGATGTTTTTTCTAATGCTCTTGATAATGATACACCTACACCAGCATTGGAGCCAGAACCACAACCAGAACCAACACAACCGACACCATCTCCAGATAATAATCAACCATCTCAAGCACCAGCAGATACTAGAACTGCTGATGAACCAAACCCACCTCCAAGTGAAGAAGAACCACCCAAATCTGGTATTCTTACAAAAGGTATTCAAAGGGTCACTGGATTAGCAGAGGACGACGCGGAATTCGCTGGGCGTGTAGGAGGAGCCGTGACAAACGCGGCTATGGGTGGAGTAGGAGTATATGATGGCATAGAAAATTTGGTTAAATCTGGTGGTAATCACTTCTTTGATAAAGGTGCTAGTGCTACTGATGATATAAGTGAGGTTGGAAATATTATCGCTGGTGCTAGTGATGTTGTTGGTTTAGTCCCCGGCTTGGAGTGGGTTGCTGGTATTGGTAATGCCATTGGTGGTATTGGTGGAATTGTTAAGATGTTTGGAGACCACGACAAGAATGTAGCACAACAAAATGCGGATAAATATACAGATAAAACAAATATTACACCAGAAGCACCTACATCAATAGCACAGATATCACAATCAAATATACGGCAGTCTAATCAGAGTGCGTCAGTATATTAAACCAAATTGGCAATAAAAAAATATATAAACCAAAATGGCATCCATATATATCTTTTATTTGCCAAAATGGTTTATAATTCAAAAATGAGAAAATTTGTTATTTTTCCTTACTAACACCTTTAAAAAAAAATAACCACGATAAAAATACAAAAGATCTAAAATATTTGCTCTTGTATTTGTATGATAAAAAAAAATGTTAAAAAATTAGATTTATTTTATTTGATATTTTTGATAATTAATAATCATCACAATAAGAACTCAATGTTTTGGTTGCTTCAATCATCTCCATATTCAATGAGTATTTATAAACCTTTTCGGTTTTCTTGGTCTTTGGATTAATCTTTGTAGTTGATTTGGTGATAATTATATCTTTGCTAAATAGGTTTTTGTATTCTTTGATAATGATACTCTTACAACCTTTAGCAGTAGAGAATGGATTATCCTTTTGCCTACATCTTCCAAAGATGGATTTGTATTCCAACAATAATTTTTGAGCTGTGGCATCACTGACAATATTTTTCATTTTGAAATCAAATACATCATCAACCATATCAATCTCTTTTTTGAGTTTGTTTATAAAAATTATCTTGTTTTTCTCGCTTTGAAACTTCTTGATATTGAAGTCCTTATTATGTTTCAAGATTGCTTCATAATCAATTTCATTTATAAAGTATTGTTTTCTACAGAAATATTTGTTTAGTTCTTTTTCACAAGTGATAACATCCGCAAATTTTTCCCAATCCTCAAGAGGGATATTTAACAAATCAATAACTTTCGCCCATCCATCTTTGATATGTTTTTCTAATACCTTATCTCTAGCATTTATTTTGATTTGTTCTTTTCCTTCTTCTTTTAGTATCTCTAATGATGATAAAATATATTCTTCTTCATCTTCAAAATCAACATATCCAACCATTCCAATCTCATATATCTGGCTGTGTAACTCATCAAACTCTTTCTGTAATTCATCTCTAGAACCATTATACTCTTTTCTATTTTCAACTAATTTGATACATTTTTCCAATATAGGTTCTTGTTCTAGTTGATGCCATTTGTAATCTTTCTTGGCAATCTCTAGTGCCTCTTGGAAGTTTGCTACTTTTTGTTCTTTGTATTTTTTGGTGATTTGATTGCCAATGCCAGATGATTTTTCTACTTTCACTTCATATTCAAACCCTCTCGTCTTGATAATATTTAGAAAGTGTGCGAACTTATTAGTATTGAAACAATCATTCAAATATTCAAAATTAATCACTAGTTCATTGAAATTTGCTTCATCTTCATCCATTTCATCGCCATAACCACAAGATAATCTGTATCTATTCATACCATTCAACATATAACTACGGCACTCATCAACATCTTCAAACTTGTATGGTTTCCAAGTTTTATCTTGAAATAAGAATGATAATTTTTTGATATTTCTACATCTTGCTATTTGTTGAACCATTGCGGTAGGTGATATGGTTTGTCCTTTCATAAAAGCAAACACTTCTCTCTCCATTACACTATCTAAACCATAAACAATTTTAGGAGAGAATATAACAATATCATAATCATCAAGATTGATTGCCTCTGTTGTATCGCTAGTGATACAAACCATTTTGGATTTATCAAAACCTTTAGATAGTAAATCATCGTGTATTTTAATACAACTCATCTTACTATCACAGCATACCATAAACTTATCTAATTTGTATAAGTTCTCCATAAGTTCATCATAAGAGTATAGTTCTTCTGCCTTAATTCCTTTATTGTGTCTATATTGATTTTTAATGTATTTGTAATCAAGTCCTAGCTGTTTCAAATATAATAATGAATTATCACTAATATCAGCATCAGTGCCAATCACTCTATCTGATTGTGTAAGAATTTTATTTAGAAAATCTTTGATTATCGTGCGTTTTGTATCTAGATTGGGGCAACCTACAAAATATTCAATGAGACTATTGAACTCATCAAGATATATTACATAATCATTAAAATCTTTCCAATGTCCCATCTTCATAAGACTATCAATCGTAATTACAATGTTTTCACCTTCATATTTATACCACTCCTCATCTATATCCTTGTGCCAATGGCAATCAATATCAGCATCTTTGAAAACTCTAGTCTGTTCCTCTCCAAGTGTAATTCTAGAAACAATTGATATGAACCTACAATTAGAGGATTTGATATAATTTTTCATAGCAGTTGTCTTGCCAGTGCCAGTATCACTAGCACATACAACATTGCCATAATATTCATATTCTAAAAATGAACCATCACCTTTGGCATCAAGATATTTTCTATCTTTTTCCAATAATACATCTGGCTGGATTGTGTGGCAGTTAGTTGGTTTATATTTGTAATATCCTAGATATTGAGTTGCTTTCTTTTTGATTTCAGTTGTATCTTCCTCACCTTGAGTAATATATGATGAGTTACATAGGAGATGTTCTAAACATAAGAATGTCTTGTATTTGAAAACCTTGTAATGCCATTTTTGATGGTTATGTTCTTTATTGTATTTATCTCCACCTCTCTTCTTGGAATATTCATCCCATATTTCAAATTTGCCTAATGTCATCATAGCAGTTGAAAAAATAATCCAATCATTATTATCTGTGAAGTATCTATCATCTAAACCATCAAGGATTTTTCTTAATTCATCATCACCAAAATCATAAGTGTAAGAAGATAAATCAACAGCATCTTGCTCGTAAGCATTTTCATTTGCTTGAATATTTCCATTTGTATCTTTCTTAATTGGTTTAGTAATTGTTTTTTTCCTCCACAAATTATTCTGTAGCCAGACGGCAAGTTCAACTGGAATAGTATTAATTGGTTTATCATTCACAACTTCATATGTTCCTTTCTTTAATTCTTTTTTACCTTTAAATCTTCCATCATATACAGATTTATCAATTTGAGTTCCCATTGATACTACATATCCACCATCACTTCTAATATCAATTCCAACACTGCTGTTAGTAGTGGTTTTGATTGTGGGGTCATACTTAAAATATAAATGTAATCCACCTCTGGCTGTTTGAACTATTAAACTTTCATTAAATCTTTGTTTCACTTCTTCTAATCCACCAAACTCTTTAATGAATGAGTTGTTTTCAAAATCAAATTTACTTTTTAAATTACCTTCTTTATCATATTTATCATAGAAGTCTAAATCAATAACAATACAATCATTTATTTTTCCAGTTGGCAAACCCCTTGATTTGGGTGTTTCCCAATCTTGAAGTGTATTAATATCAAAAGATTTCCACAGATGTTTGTTTAAAAAGCGACCCTTTTTTCTATTCCATTCGCAAGTTGGTTCTTTGCGATTTGGAATTAAATTAAAGGTCTTAAAATATTTTTCACACTTCATACTTATATTAGTATTAGAAGATTTTTTAGAGGATTTGTTGTTTGAGTTTTTGGGGGTTGAGGATTTGGAGTTTTGGACGCTTGACATTTTTTTTATAACCTTACATAGAAAAAATAATTCTTTAATAAACGCACTTTTCCAAAAAAATTGATTTTCAAATTTACAAAATATCCAAAAAGGTTTATCTTTAATTTTAGAGATAAAACATTTAAAAAAAATATAAAAATTAAAAAAAAATAATAAAAAACTGCGGAAAAATTAAACAATTGCGGAAAAATTAAATTATTTCATATTTTCTAAAATATTGTTTTCTGGCTGTAAATTTTCATCTTCTATCACTACAACACCACGCTTACTTAATATTTCAACTTTATCTGGGTATTTATCCACGAATGATTGAACTTTATTAATTCTCTTATAATACCTCAACATTGCCCTAGCATTTATGAAATCCTTATCATTTTGATACGATGTTTTTTTCTTTTCTTTATTTTTATGATAATAATTCAATGCTCTTTCTTTATTTTTATGTTGCCATTCTTCATTATTCTTTAAATTTGTGTGATAATTTGTAATTTCTCTTTCTCTTTTTTTCTTATATTGTGTGAGGATTTTGTTGATTTCTTCATTTGAATATTCCATTTATATATTTATACTTATATATTAGAAAATAATTCTGGCAAATAAACGAATTATTAAAATTTCAATATAAACCATTTTGGCAATAAAAGAGTATATATGGATGCCATTTAGGTTTATTATTTTTTTATTGCCAAATTGGTTTAATTCTCAACCATAATACTATCACCTTTAATAACTAGTCTCTTATGGTGTTTGATAAATATTTTCCATAGCATATTCACACTAGGTTTATCTACACCAGCAGTATTACCCTCATAAGAACAATTAAGACGAGCGGTCTTTCCTCTACCATCATATACAGCATCCTCACCAATCGCAAGAACTCTTGATATACAAAAGTTTCTGGCATATTCTTCAAATGAATTGGTCACAATTCCACCAGCCAGAAGACCCTTCTCTAATTCAACCATAAAGTTGGCATCAATACCTCCTCTCTTATCACTAACCTTTTTGGTTGAAATAGCACGAGAAGGAGTTTGTTTTCCATCAATGAGGAATGAGTATGAGGAAAGACCATTGGAACATCCTTCATAACCAGTAGATACTGAAGAAATTTGCGTATCAATTTGAGAACTTCCACCACTATCCTTTACTTGAAGATATGTTCCCTTACCACACGCATTATCACTTGCGGGGAGAATATTACTATCTGTAGGAACACACATAATAGATTTTGCCATAGAGAAATCAATATTAAGAGGGATGGTGCTTTG